TTATCAAATTGTTGAAAACAGAGATAATGTAGATCAGTGGGTTAAAGAAGCTCTCTGGCACTATGATCCAGAATTGTACGAATCACTTCGTGGTAAGACGAAATCAGCTAGAGTTGGTCGTGTCCGTCACTCTCTTCTGAAGTACTGTGGTCCCGTTGCTTACAAGAAACAGTTATTTACGGATCCTGCTTTTACTTCCATTTATGATGAACAGATTCAGAAATTGTCCGATATGTTCAAGAAATCCAATCCTTTGTCACTTGGAGCTGCCTTGGACAAAGTCCCTCAAGCTGGTGCTGCCGGTTACAACTATCCTGGGAAGACTAAAGGAGACGTTCTCCCTCAAGCTGCTAAAACTGTCAAGAATTTCATTTCATTATTTTCGAAGAACAGAGAGCCTGAGCATATACCCTACAAGCTTGGCCTTAGAGGTCATCTTTCTCCTGAAGATCAGAATAAATCCAGAGCGATTTGGATGGGAGCAGTTGAAACTAACATCATGGAAAACATGCTTTTTCGTCCTTTCTACAATCAAGTATTCTCAAGTCTACAATTCGTCAATTTGATTTTGACTGGCGATAAGTCGATGGAACGATTACATGAATATGTTTTGAAGGATCAAGATAAAACGTTTGTCAATACTGATGTGTCTGGTTGGGATGCCATGCGTTGCCGATTTTTAATCAAGGATATCTTTTCAAAAGTTCTGAAGCCAAACATTTGTTTTGAATTTGAATGGCAGGAGAACATGTTCAATTTTCTGGAAGATGATTTCATAAAATCTTATCTTGCGTTGCCCTCAGGTGCTATTATTCAAAAGGAAACTGGAATACCTTCCGGTTCATTTTTAACACTACTAATTAACTCTATTATGAATTTTGTTGTACAGACTTCAATACTTAGATATCTAGATGTACAATTCTATCACGAAAAAGTGCTTGGTGATGACTTTTCATTTATCATTAACCGTTTAGAAGAATATGAATTTCAGGATTTTGTCTCAAAATTTTCTGATGTATGTTGGCGCTTCTTTAGACTTCAGATCAAGTCTTCAGCTGTCATCATTACTAATGATGTTTCGAAACGAAAGTTCATAGGCTACAGAATTGTTAATGGTCGTCTTTACCGAGAAGATGAAGAATTGTTTGCTGGTATCTTATATCCTGAATCTGAAGTTCAGTCTTTAAGAGTATCATTTACTAGAGTTTTCGCTTTCTTTATAATTGGTGGTTGTAATTCCAATCGTTTCCTAGAATTTTATGAAACCTATTTGTCTGGTTACTATAAAGAACTACAAAAATACGG